ATGCACCGGGAAAAACGAACAGGACGCCCCGCGCTCCACGACGGGCCATTCGCAGCGGTGACGATCACGCTGCCGATCTCGATTCTGGACAAGATCGAGCGGGAGCGACGGGAGGCCGGGGATCAAGACCCCGGACGGTCCGGGTTCATCGCAAGCGTGCTGCACGATCGATACGAGCAGCGAGAGAAGGAGCTGGCGCGTGCCTCCTGATCTGGAGAACGAAGGCGTTGTCACGTTCAGGTACACCCGCGATGGAGGCGACGCCGGGTATGTCGAGTCGGTCGAGAGTTGGGCCGACGTTCTCATCAATGCGCTCGACCGGGATCACTGGATCGAGCATCCCACCGGGAAACCAGCCGAGCGCATCTTCGAGCGCGAATCGGCGGTCACGGGCGTCGAGAGATTTGAGCTTCGCTGGAAGGAATCTGATCAATGAGTACCAACGGACCCGAGGGGCAACCCTCCACACCCACATTCGATCCACGGCGCTTCGTCACCCGGGTGAGCGGCGCCGACTATCTCGAAGTCAAATGGCGCGTCTACTGGCTGCGCACGCAGCATCCGGACGCCGTCATTACCACTGAACTCGAAAACCATGCCAGTTCCATTGCGGTCTTCAAGGCGACCGTGACCATCCCCGGCGGCGGCAGCGCGACCGGTTGGGGCATGGAGTCCTATGACGACTTCCGCGACTACTTGGAGAAAGCCGAGACCAAGGCCCTCGGCCGGGCGCTCGCCGTGCTCGGATTCGGCACGCAATTTACGAACGACCTCGACTTTGCCGATGGCGGTCAGCGCGTTGTCGACGCGCCTGTTCGAGCGGCGCGAGAACGGCAATTAGTCGACTTCGCACAAGAGCGCAGCGGTCAGGCGGCGGATCGTCAGTCAATGACCGACCGGCAAAAGAGCTTCATCCGCCAGATGGCCCGCGAGAAGGGGCTGTCCGAACAGGCGATCGACACGCAATGCACCGAGTTCTTCGGCAAGCGCTTCGATCAGCTCGACCGGCGGGACGCCTCGACCTACATCGAGCGGCTGAAATCGATCGAGCCGCTCGCCAAGGCGCAATAACGGAAATGGGTCGGGGCCGGTGAGTTAGGCCGGCCCCGGGTCGAGAGAGTTACTTCGCTGGGGAACCTTGCGGACCCCGAGGAAAAAACTCCTGCGCTGATCGTAGCGCAGTTGCGGGGAAGGCAGCAAGTCGATACAGCCTTTCCAGGGAAAAGGTACACGCACATGCGTTTAGGCGAAGTAATGCCAGGGATGCCGTCATGCGAGCGGAAACGCTGATGGCTTGGCTGGAATCCCATCAGGCGCTTCGAGCGCACCCGAAAACGATGAAGCTTGCCCGGCTCTTGGGAATCAGCCGGCCGTGCGTCATCGGTCATCTGCATTGCCTTTGGTGGTGGGCAATCGACTATGCCCAGGATGGCGAGGTGTCACGCTTCGATGCCCTCGATCTCGCGATTGGTGCGGAATGGGAGGGCGATGAATCGGCGTTTGTCGATGCGCTAGTCACCGCGGGATTCCTCGACCGCTCCGAGGATGGGTGCCTCACGATCCACCATTGGAACGACTATGCCGGCAAGCTCATCGAGCGACGTGAGCGGAACGCAGAGCGCATGCGCGAGGCACGTGCTGGTAACTCGGAAGAACGTGCAACGCACGTGCAACGCACGCAACGCGCACGTGTTCAGCTACATAACCAAACCAAACCAAACACTACCAAACCAGAGAGGACCAAACCCACGAAAGCGCGGGCGCGCGATGTTCGTCCGGTTCCCGAGCCATTGCCTGAAGGCGCCGTTGCCGATGCTCCTGTTGGTCGAGAGCCAACCGCGCAATGGCAGATGTTCGATGCCGTCTGCCGAGCGCAGGGAACCGATCCCGCGACGATTCCGCAGTCTGAGCGTGGAAAGCAATTGAGCGTTGCCGGCCGACTCGTAACGAATGGGTACTCCGCGGCTGATGTCGCGTCGGTAACGAACTGGATTTTGTCGCAGGGGTGGCTGACGGGTGCGGTCGATCTCTTTCTGGTCGAGAAGCAGATGGGCAAATGGGAAATCGCCGGGCGCCCGGACCGAGCGAAACGACCGGTCCAAGGATCGTCCTCCACTGAACCGAATGAGTTCGAAATCGTGCGTCAACGGATACGCGCCCTCAAAGGCGATGCGGTGTCCGGAGACATCTTCGAAACCCAAGGAGCTGTAGTTAATGAATGAGCACACGCTGAACGAAATCGAGCGGCTCGCACTGGCGTTCGGCAAAGAAAAGGTCGGTTCCGACCGGATCGAGCTCTATGTCGAGCAATTGGCCGATCTGCCGGTCGAGCAACTGACCGCAGCGGTCGATCGGGTCATTCGCACGCATCGGTTTTTCCCGACTGTCTCCGAGATTCTGGAGACGTGGACCGATCTAATGCTCGGACCGCCCGATCCGCATGGCGCCCTCGAATGGTGCAAAACCGAGCACCGGCGGCTGGCGTTCGAAGCCGAGCAACGCTACTGGGCGCAAGACGTGCTGACCCGGGGATTGCAGCGCCCGGATGCAGAGATGCCATCGAGCTGGCGCGATCCGGTCACGCAAGAAACCGTGCGGCTGTGCGGCTGGGACGCGTTGTTCGCGATGGATGACGACTTCCAGTTTGGCTATTGGGCCAAACGCTATGCCGAGGCGCGGGAATTGGTCGCCAAACGCCTGCAGACAGGCGATGCGCGGATCCCTTTGCCCACGTCCCAGAACGTTCGATCCCTGAAGGCGGTGTCCTGATGACCTCGCAATTCGGACCAACCCTCCGGCGCCTGCGACGCGACCGGATGATCTCGCAATCGAGCCTGGCCGATCGTGCCGGCTTCGACCACAGCTATCTCAGCCGGCTGGAAGCCAGCCAACGTGAGCCATCCCGGGACGCCGTGACCCGGCTCTCCGAGGCGATGACCCTCAGCGAGCTCGAGAACGCGATGCTCTTCGCGTCGGCTGGGTATTCCGCGGCCGGTGATCTGTTCCGCACGGATCCCGAGTTGATCGCCCTGGCCGAAATCCTCTGGGACGACTCGCTCGATGCCGAGCACCGGGAGAAGGTGCGCTATGTGCTGCGTGCGATCGCCGAACTCTGCAACACTCCGGCACGACCGGTAATGGCGCTGGTGGCCTGATGGGTGCGAAGCGAGTTCCTCACCACCTGCGCGAGCACCTGATCGACCTGGTGCATACCGCCATCACCGACTGCCGGAACGAAGCCGGCGAGATCGATACCGCGCGGCTGACCGAGCAGGTCATGGCGAGCCTGCCCGGCCAGCTCGACCGTGCCGTCCTGCGCGAGCTGCGCGACGAATCGGTCAAGATCGTCATCGACTCCCTGACCTCGGATCTGCTGCGCGATAGTCGGCGCCGCATGACCATCTCCGGCACGCGACTCAAGATCCGCAACACCTACCGCATTCCCCAGGACGGCGGTCTCTGGACGGTCAAAGAACTCGACGATCTGACCGAGGAGGATATCGACCGGCTGGAGGCCTACTACCAGCGCGAGGCGATGGGCCGGTTGCGTACCGCGCGGGCGTTGCGGGAGATTCGCGGCTTCGTGCATGAGCCGAAAGCGCAATTCGAGCTCACGCCGGCAGAGGTGCGGTGATGGCTGGCGAGACTCCAACCGTTGCGGATCTCCAGCAGAAGTGGCGTTCCGTCGAACTCGGCAACTGCGATGTTCAAGAGTTTCTTCGCTGGTTTGCCAGGACGCCTCTGTATCTGAGCGACATCGACGGGGCCTCCGCTGCCGAACAGGATCTTTACGACGAGTTGACCCATGCCGTGTTCATCTGGAGCAGCGACGTGAAGCTGCTCAATCCGGATGAGCAATTGACGACCATGATCCATGACGCGCTCACGGAGTTAGGGTCACAGCAGCGAATCGATGAGATTCGCGCACGCGCGGCAGATGCAACACCGGGGCCGTGGCTCTGGAAGGGCAACACTGAATCGTTTCGAATCGAGCTCATCAGCCGCGCGCCCGGAATCTGGACTGTCATGAGCTTCGAGCGCTGGGGGATGAGGGACGCGCAGCCGTACTTCCTTGGCGATGACAGGTTCCTGCATTCGGTAAAGGATTTCGTTGTCTATCAGGTCTGCCCGGATTGCGAGTCCAAAGACGATCCCCGCGTCTACCGGCAGGACTTCTTTGAGATCAACCATCCGGACGCGCGATTCATCGCACATGCCCGCGAAGACATCGACGTGCTCTTAGCCGAAATCGATCGCCTTCGCGCTCTGGTCGAACCTACGGGGGTGCGGCCATGAGCGCCACGACCTACGACCAATGCGTCGATCAGTGCGAGCGCACGCACCGCGAGGGCGTGGCCTTCGATCTGTGCCTGGACGGCTGCGATGAGCGGTTCGCGGCGGGCAAAGAGCCGCCGATGCCTACTGACTGGGGAATCACGATCGAGGTGACAGAATGAGCCGCAAACCGCGAGCCATAGACGGGCCGCTGCTGAGCGGCATCCCGGAAGAGTGTCAGGGCCTCCGCTATCCAGCCGGCACGGTCGGACAGTGTGATGAGCTCGTCACTGGCCCTGACGCCTGGGGTGAGCCGTGGACGCGCCGATGTGAGCGGGAAGCGACGTGGGGAATGCTGGACGGCCGGATGCTCTGTACGCAGCATCACGACATCGCCGCGCGCGCATGTGCCGAAGGCAAGCCGGCGCGGTCGCATTTGCGGGTGATCAAATGAGCACGCAGACGATTAAGAAGCCAACGCGGTTCGTCCGAATCCCGCTGCCCCATGTGGGGCGATGGATCGCGCCCGATACCCGTGTCGCGATCACCGGGCTGATCGTGCATGAACCGAACGGGAAGAATCCCGACGATCTGTACGACGAAGCATCGGCGATCGACGCCTACCTCGAAATCGAGCTGCCGTGCGCGATGCAATTCGAACCCGAACGGCGCGGTTCTGATTGGTGGGTCGTCGACGCGATGGCGTTGGTGCCATCTGACTTGTGGGCGAAAGTGTGCGAACTCTTCGCGTTCATCGAAAACGATCCCGGCTGGGAGAGTTGGAAAGAGCTCGAGCGATGAAGGCGTTCACCTGGACCAACTCCATGACCGAGAAGCAATTGCACGAGGCGATCGTCGGCGAAGCCACCGTGGCCGGCTGGCGTCACTTTCATCCGTTCGATATGCGCCGCTCGGACACCGGTTGGCCGGACCTCTTTCTGGTACACCCCGAGAGCGGGCGCCGCCTTGCCATCGAAGTCAAGAAAGCCGATGGCGTGGTGAGCGCGAAACAGAAGGAATGGTTGGCAGACCTGGCGCTATGCGGGATACCAGCGGTGGTGATCCGGCCACAGGATCGAGATTACGTGCGGGAGCTGCTGCGATGACATATCCGCAAGCAATGGCTGCCGCCGTCGTGCTCCGCTACTATCCTCCAGAGGTCTGGAGGGTGTGGGTGGCCGCGGTTTCGAAACTAACTGACGAGCAGTGGGACTACGTGCGCAAGCTCGATAGCGATGGCGTTCCGCGTTCCGAGATCGCCCAGCGGGTGGGTGATGCGTTCGGTGTCCGCATCACCCCTGGCCGGCTGGGGCAGGTGCTCGGCGCCAAAGATCGCCCGGGCCCCTCTGAAGAATCCCGGGCGATCCGGATCCTGCTCAACGATGACGAGCTGACCGAGCTGCGCCGCATCGCCGAGTCGTTGGGCTACACCGGCTACATCGGCAAGACAACCGGCGTGGGATCGATGTCGGAGTTGCTGCGGGCGATTGCGCGGGGCGATGTCAGGGTCGAGAGGAGTCACCGATGAAAGACGAAATCAGGGAACTCAACCAAGTGATCGCGAACAAATGCGAAAAAGCAGTCGCGACAGAATGGGACGGACTCGATCGGGGCTACCCTGGTGGAGAGTATCCAGCCATCCGACTCGCGCCCGGAATTGCGTCGAATGCCGCGCTGAAGGCACTCGAAACAGGTGACATCATTGGCGTCCGGGCAGACGCGAAGTGGTTGCGGGTCGAAGCGATCGAGCCGTTGACAATTCCCGAGCCCGCTCCGTCCGATGATGCCCTGAATTGATCTTATTGAACTAGGGGCACATTAGGTATACGATCAATGCAGGGAACCTTGGTCGAGAGAGGTTTATCTGCATGACGCACATCACCTGGGGGCTCCGCGACGGGCGGCATATCACCGTTCGCTCCACCGAGGAGATTGCCCGCACCGTCACCAAGCTGGCCGAATCGGCCGGCGCGCTCTGGATCCAGCATTCGCCGGGCACCGCGGGATCGCGGCGCCTCTGGCTCAAAGATGGGCCGGTCCAGACCATCCAGATCGAACCCGAGCTCGAATCGAATTAAGCAGACGGCGGGACGCCCATCCCGCCATTTTCTTTGCCTTCATACTTGCATTAGTATCACCTTAGATATACAATAGGGACATGGAGGAGTCGAGACCTCCACGGTCGAGAGAGTTACGGATTCACGAAGGAGAGATCCCATGGTTGCAGCGGTTTCCTATCAGCCCCAGACGATTGCACCGGCGCCGATCCGCCGAGACACGCCCGAGCGGTGGGCACGCGCCAGTGAGCGGGCGCAGCTCGCCAATGTGCTGGTCACGGCGATCGATGACCTCGGCACCTACCGCGTCACCAGCGCCACCTATCCCGGCGTCTCCTACGAATCGGATGGCACGTTCTGCACCTGCACCGCCGCCGGGCATGGCGATCCGGTCTGCCTCCACCGCGCCGCTGTCCGCGATTACCTCGCGGCGCAGAAGCCCTGCGTGTGGTGCTTCGACACCGGCATCTACGCCAGCGCGTCGACGAACTGGGATGGCGTTCCCTGCTCGTGCCAGCACACCCCGGAGCCTGACCCGCAGGCTCCCACGCCCTCGCAGATCGCCCTCACGATCGCCCGGGCGCACCTGGCCGAAACCAACCGCCTGTGCAGCCAGCAAACCGATGACGATCGCACCGCCATCCGCCGCAGCCTCGGACTTCCTGACATCTGCACCGCGTCACCCGAGCGCATCGCCGAGCTGCAACGCCGGCTGGAAGATGGTCTCGCGGCAATCGGCGCCGCGGTCCGCGAGCTCGAAGCTGAGGGCTATTTCGATTCCGCTGAGAAAGTGAGCGCGTAAATGCTTGGGTACACCGGACGCTACGCCGTCGAATTTCGCCATGCCGGTGAGGACTACGGCCGGCATCAGATGCTCAATTCCAATGATCGCGCTGTAGCGCAGAACGCGTTCACCGTGTCGGCCGCGCAGGTCGCCCAGATCGGCCCAACGTGCGACGTGACCGGCATTCGCCTGGTCGATACGGAATCCGCCGAAGTTCTTACCGAATGGATCGGCGCCTAGCGCTGCATCAGACGGTCAGCCCTCCACCAGCCCAGTACCGTAGCGGTCGTGAGACTCCCATCGACCGACCGCCGCAGCGAAAGGAGTTCGACCATGTAGCCAAGCGTCACCCACACGCAGAACACCGCCGGGGCAGGAGTGATCCTGCCCCGGTTTGTTGCATGGGATGGATTCAGCATGGCCGTCTGCCTACTCTGAACCGGAGAGGATGGCGGCATCCGCACAATGCCAGGTACCCACGTTTCCATGATTTCACCGACTCCAACGACGTCGTTAACTCCCCTCTTCCCGGGCTTTGAACACACCCTCTCGACAGACGTGGGGCCGCGCCATCCTCTCATCCCGACTGCAACCCAGATTCTGGTAATACTTCACGGGAGGAGTAGCGAATGCCAGCAGCAACCGGAACCTATCGCGCCTGGGGTCCCTACGCGCGCGACATCCTGAAAGGATCGATCGCAGTCGAACAGGCTGGGCGCTACAAGGCGATTCTCACCACGTCGGCATTTGTACCCAACTTCGACAATGACCAGCGCCTCTCCGATGTCACCAACGAGACCTTCGAGGGCGACTGGCCGACCGGCGGGTTGGTGCTTACCAATGTCGCCGTATCGCTGATAACGGCGTCCGATGAAATCGCGTTGGTTCACGATTCGATCCAAGCCGCCGAAGTCACGCTCCCGTCACCGGCGGCGCGAATCGTGATCTATGACGACACTGGGGTCGGGGCGGCCAATAAGCGATTGGCGTTCTCTGCCGCCATCTCGCCCTCGCTCTCGCCGGTCGCCGGTCCCGTGGTCATCAGCTCGCCCAACGGCATCGTGCGGAGTATCTACTAATGGCCATCAAGGGCGCGGTCCGGTTCAAGCCGGACATCTATCGATCCACCCTGGAGGCCACTGTCGGTAGTCTCAATGCCGCGGCGACCCCCCCGGCAGGGACGGTCTTCATGCCGGTGCAGCTGGTGGCCTATGACGACACGAAGGTCGGCACGGCCGGCAATCCCTACGTGCCCGGTGCGCAGGCCTCCGAGGTCGAGATCACGGTGCTGTATGAGGACACGCTGTCGATGGAGCTGGCGGCCTTTCAGGGGATCAGCCAGGCAGCCGCAACCGCGCTCTGGACGGTGGCACTGACCAATTGGCGGGATGCGATCGCGCCAGCCGGACCGAACCTGCTCAAGGCCATTCGTGCCACACGCATCGCGCCGCCGGTCCTGCTGGGCTAGCACATGACTGTCTCGCCGCCGCTGAACCCGATCCTCATGCTGCTGGAAGGCAACGGCTCGCTGGGCGGGCGCGATCGGTCGGGCGTGTTCACGGCAACGGGGAGTGGGGCGCTGCGGTATGCGGTTGCGCCGAACGCACGGCAAAATCTCGCGCCGAATCCATACCTGACGGCGGATGCGACCGGTTGGTCGGCCGGCGGGACGCGGGTCGCCGATCCGGATTTCGACGGCGGCTGGGCCTACGAGATTACGAACGCCACCGTCAATCAAGGTGGCAGCATCAATGTCGGGTTTTGGCTCCCCATAGAGGAAGACCTGACGCTCTCGTTCGATGTCAAATGGATGTCCGGCGAACAGGCCCAGTGGTATTGCTATCTTGCGCAGTCCGGCGTCGGTAACTCTGGCGGTTTGGTGCAACTGACTGCGGGTGATTTGGACGGCGCGCTCCACCGCGTTTCGACGAACTCGACGATTCGTGCCAACCTCAACAATTTCAATTTCGTCACGGCACTCAATTTTCACCGGGGCGCGAGCGCGCCGTCCGACATCTCCACGATCCGAGTCGGCAATGTCGTGCTCGAACGGGGCATCGTCGCCAATCCCACCAAGATTCAGCCATCGATCTGGATCGACCCGCGCACCGGATATCCGGTCGCAGCTAATAGCGCCGGAGCAACCAGTCGTGCTGCGTTTTGGCTCGATGAAGCGACGACGAATCTCATTACGAATCCCTCTGTGGAGATCGATAGCACCGGCTGGAATGCACCGAATGGCGGGACGATGACATGGGTAAATACCCATGCGTTCCTTGGCTCACGGTCTTTGAAGTTCGAGCGGCTGGATTCCGGTGGCTGGCGGGGGGTTGGGAATTTTTCGGGACGCACCGCCGCAACCCAGGGACAGACGTTCACCTTCAGTGCTTGGGTGCTATCGACAGATACTGGCTTGCAGATTTCCTGTTTTGAGCGCGATGCCGGTGGATCGATTGTCGCGAGCTCACAAGTTGCTGTGTCCGGGCTGGTCGCTGGTTCGTGGCGGCGGATTGCCCGAACGTACACCGCCACATCAGCCACCTGCGCGACGCTAGAAGTTCGCGTTGTGACGAGCGTGCCTGCGGTGTTCTATCTCGACTGTATGCAACTCGAGCAAAAAGCCTACGCGACGTCCTACTGCGATGGATCGCTCGGCACCGGGCATTCATGGGCTGGCACCGCCCACGCGAGCGCAAGTAGTCGAGCGGCCTCTCTTGTCAATTTCCCTGGCGTAAATCGCATCCTCGCTGACATCGGCTCTGGCGTGGCTCGACATACGCGAACCGTTGACACCAATTCGCTCCAAAGTATTTGGGCGCTTTCGGGCTTCAACTCCGCCGGAACGACCTTTATCGAAACCCGGATCATTTCCACATCTGACCGTCTGCAAGTGCTGGTACAGAACAACGGGGTCGGTATCGGCACCTTAGGATCCGCTAGCGACGGCAGCTTCATCGACGCACCGGGCACATGGGTTACGTCCTATGCGGACTGGAGTCTTGCACTTGCGACGTGCAAGATCGGAAAACTCACCGGCACGCTTGCGACGGGTGGTGTGACCGACGCGATCGGTTCGGTCGCGATGTTCGCGGTTGGATCGCGGGGTGGATCGCAGCCGCTGGACGGGCTTGTCGGTCCCGTTGTCACTTATGAAAAACCCCTCTCCGACGCACGCCGCGCCCTCGTCAACACCGCCATCGACTCCAACGGCGCCATCGACCTCTGGACGCTGTTCGAAGAATGGGAAACCGTACTCTCACCAGTTGATCTGTTTGACCTCGAAACGGTCAACGGCGCGGTTGGGATCACGGCGGAGCTGGCGCCGCTTGATCTGCTGGCGCTCCAGAGCGGCGAGGGGACGGCAGGCGTCACGGCGGAGGTGGAGGCGGTTGATCTTGATCTCTCCGGAGAGGAGATAAGCGCAGTGGCCCTCGATCTCTCTCGGGGAGTCTTTCATGCCCGACCGCGGGCAGCGATCTTTCAAGCTGGACCAAAGGTGCTTCCATGACAGCATGGTCTCGAACCGACCTATCCGTCTCTCCGCCGTCACTCGCGATGGCGCATTGGGACATCGAATATCCCTCGTTCCAGGTCTCAGTCGCAGTAACCGCATGCGCTTTGGAGTTCAGAGACCTGGAAACCGGCGCCCTCATAGAGCAGGGCATTAGCCTTGACTCACTTGTGATGAATATCGCCACCGTCAAGGTCGATGGTCCGGCCGCGAACCTGGTCCGCGGGCGCGCCTATGAACTGCTGCTCAAATTCACCTCCGGAGCGCGGGAGTTCTCTAACACCCTCGTAATCGACGTCGACGCTTGAGTTATCGATGGACCCGACCAATCCGCACAACCTCACCAAGAAGCAGTTCGCCTTTGTCGCGGCCTACCTGGGTTCCTGTAAAGGGAACGCTACCAAGGCCGCGATCGAAGCCGGCTACTCCCCGAAAACCGCCGAACAGACCGGCCATGAAAACCTGAGAAAACCTAAGATTCAGACAGCGATCGAGGAATGGCAGGTCGAGGTAAAAACGACCTCGCTGCGGGAAAAAGACGGCCGGTTGTGTGGGTACGAGGATCTGATCTCTCGCCTCGTCTCTGTCATTACAGCGCGAGCGGAAACCTACAAGGACGGCCCAGCCGGCGCGAATTCTGGCCTCCTCGTGGTATCGACGAAGGTCGTCACTAAGGTCTCGCTCCGTGGCGACGAAGAAAAGGTCGAGATCGCCGAATACGCCTACGACAGTGCGATCGTGCGCGATCTCACCGCGCTCTATGCCCAAATCGCGAAGGAAACGAGCGGACCGAGCAAACTCGAAGTCAGCGGCCCGAACGGTGGACCGGTGCAGGTCTCCAGCGATCTGATGGTCGACATCGTTACCAATCAACTCGAGCACAGCAGCGCCGAGGATCTCGAATCGCTCGCGGCCTCTCTGGATAAGCTCGGAGTGCAGGCGATCTCATGACCGCGGGCGCCAGCGCCCCGAAGATCCGGCCGGCCACCCCGGGAGAGTTCAAAGCCGGCGTCGATCAGGCCCTCGCGAGGAAGAGCTTGATCCGCTTCACCGAGCGCATGTATCCGGGCTATCGTGCCGGCGCGGTGCACTATCAGATCGCGGCCTTCCTCGAACGCTTCCTCGAAACGCCGAACTTCCGTGGAATCTTGGTGGTGCCCCCGCGCTTCGGCAAGAGCGAGCTGGCATCGATCAACCTGCCGGCCTACTACCTCGGACAGCATCCCGACAAAGAGATCATCGCGGCCAGCCACACCCAGGAGCTGTCGAACAACTTCTCCCGGCAAGCCCGGCGCAAGATGACCGATCCCTCCTATCCCTGGCGGCATCGCGTCTGGGAACCGGCCGTCGGTCTCGCGCCGGACGCCAAAGCGGTGCAGCAATGGGAAGTCGAAGGCGTGGGCATGACCCGCCGCGGCCGCTATCAGGCGGTCGGCGCCGGGGGCTCTCCGGCCGGCAAGGGCGCAGACAAGCTCCTGATCGATGACGCGGTCAAGAACAAAGAAGCGGCGGAGTCGGCCGTCGAGCGGGAGAAGCTCTGGGAGTGGTTCATCACCGACATGATGACCCGCCTGCAGCCGGGCGGATCCGCGCTGGTCATCGGCACGCGCTGGCATTGGGACGATCTGATCGGCCGGATCATCCAGAACGACAAAGGCGTCGGCCGGTGGGAGATCCTGCACTTTCCGGCCGTCTTGCCCAACGGTGAATCGCTCGATCCCGACCGCTGGCCGATCGAGGCGCTGGAGGACCGCAAGATCGATGTCGGCTCCCGCGTCTGGGAGGCGCTCTACCAGGGCAATCCCACCGAGGATCAGGGCGCGATCCTCAAACGCGACTGGTTCCAACTCTATGACGAGCTGCCGCCCGGCATCCTGCATCTGATCCAATACTGGGACACGGCCTATAAAACCGGCGACAAAAACGACTACTCTGCCTGCCACACCTACGCGGTCACGGTCTATGGCATCCATCTGATCGACCGTTTCAAGGACCGGCTCGACTTCGTCGACCTCGAACGCGCGGCGACCGCGCAGTACGAGGAATTCAAACCGCGCATGGTCTATATCGAGGACAAGGCCTCCGGACAATCGCTGGGGCAAGTGCTCGCCAAGAAAACCAAAATCCCCTACGCCATGGTCGCGATCCCCAACACGATCAACGCGAAGGTGCAGCGCGCCTATGACGCAACGCCCTGGCTCGAAGCCGGACGGGTCTATCTCCCCAAGTGGTTGCCGGGACTGGACGATCTGCTTTCCGAGCTGACCGCGTTCCCCTATGGCACCCATGATGATGAAGTCGACTGTCTGGTGGGCGCAACATTGCAAGTGTTTGGCGATGGTACCCCGCGCCTCGAAAGTCGCTCCTATCTGGACGACTACGCAGAGGACGAAGAAGGCGGATGGCAGACGTACTGAGACACGAGGACATCGACGCCTGCCGGGAGCGGGAATCCCCCGACGCCAAGATGCTCTGCAAGTTCCGCAGCTACGCCTCCGGCGACCATAACCGCGTGCTCAGTGCCGCTCAGCGGAAAATGCTCGGCAGCGCCGCGGCCAACGCCATCGCGGATAACGTGCTGCGCCTGGTGCTCACCACCGCGGCGTCCCGGCTCGAGCTCGAAGGCTGGGAGGTGCCGGCCGATCCCGTCCAGACGTTCCTCGACACCTTCTACCTGCATGCCCGCATCGGCCGGCTGCAGTTCGATACCAATTTCGCCTTTCTGCGCGATGGCATGAGCGCGGTCTCACTGCGGTGGAAACCGAGCGCAACCGACACCGGCCGGGTGACCGCGCATCGCGAGCAATGGTGGGACGGCAAATACGGTGTCTTCGTGGCCTTCGATGATTTCGATGAGCCGGCCTGGGCGGTGCTCGACTTCGTCACCTATGAGGGCAAGAAGGCGACCGATCGCCGCGTCGTCTACTACCCGGACATGATCTGCCGGTACATCAAAGACGGGCAGGGCTGGAAGCCGTACGAGCTGCCGAGCGATCCGCCGGGCAGCCGCGGCATCATCCCCTGGGTGAAGCCAGACGGAACGCCGATCGGCCTGCCGGTGATCGCATTCGCCAACTCCCTGGCCGATGAGGGCAACTACGGCCGCTCCGATCTGTGGGGTCTCCTGGGGCTGCAGGACGATCTCAACAGCATCCAGCACGACATGACCGCCGCGGGGAAGTACACCGGCTTCCAGATGTACTACGCCACGGGCATGACGGCCGACGAAACCAAAGGCAAGGTTGGACCAGGGCAGATCCTCACCGCAACCGATCCCGCTGCTCGCATCGGCGCCATCCCGCCCGGTGACATGGGCAAGCTGATCGAGGCGCACACCTACAAGCGGCAGACGATCGGCGTGGATACCTCGACGCCCATGCACCTCATCACCGGCGGCGAATGGCCCTCGGGGGAGGCGCTGTTGCGGGCAGAAATGCCGCTGGTCGACAAGGTCAAGAAACTGGCGCGGGTGAATGGTCCCAGCTACGTCATGCTCGCCCACCGTGCCACCGAGATCTACAACACGTTTTCCAAGAGCGGCGAACCGCTCGATGAGGATTCGCCCATCACCGCGCGGTTCAGCCCGCCAGAGCGCCTGGACGAGCTCACCACGATCGCCGTGCAGCAGGCGCGGGAGAAGCTCTACGCGAGCCTGGGCAGTCTGTCCGATCCGATTCTTTTGGAGAAAACCGGGCTACTCGATAAGGGCGAGATCACGAAGATTTTGGCAGCGAAGGAAGAGCGCGAGGCCGCGCTGCTGACGCCGGTTGGGGAGTTCTGAAATGGCTGACCCGCAGCAAATCGGCCTGAGTGCCTACGAGCTCAATATGCGTCTGCTGGAGAAAGCGTCGCAGATGGGCGCATCGCTGGAGCAGATTGCTGCCAACCTCGAACGGCTCAATACCAATCTCGAGCGGATGGCGAACGACGACCCCCTCTCCCGCGTGGAGCGGGCATTGGAGCGGGCGCCGGATGCGCTGGGCTTCGACCCGTTCACCGATCGCAACCCTGAGCCGTTCGACCACCGATTCGCCGGCCGGCCGATCGAAGAGCAGATGCGATAAAGGAGGGAATCATGCCAGTCATTGGACCGTGGTTCCGGAAAGCCGACAGACGCGGGAAGTGGCACGCGGGCCGGCATGTCGAGAGTGTGCCGGTCGGCGACCGAGGGCAGGCGGTCAAGCGATACACCGCGCTCTGTGGTTTCCAGGAAACCGTATTCATCGAATCCGCGTTCGTGCTCGCTTCTGATGGTCCGGCTCCGGACGACGCGCATGGCGTGTGTCTGCACTGTCTTCGAGCGATCGAGATGGAACATCGGGCGGACGAGGCTCGAAGGTGACTGATACCACAGGGCAATAACCAAACGACGCCGAAGATGAGTTTTTGGAACGAATGGCATCGGTCATACAAAGCTACTTCCACGATCGCGGATATGAACACGCCGACACATGGGCCGACGACCTGCACAAGCGCATTGGTGACATCTTGGAAGAGTCTGACTACCAAGTGATCCTACCGCCAGTCCTGAAACGGCTAGTGCGTGCTGCGGAGATGGCGGAACTGACATGGGGTGAAAAAGCAAAGCTGAAGCCCGGCGATCTGGAAGGACACCGTTAAAATGGACCCTATCCGCGCCAGCCATGCCCGATCCGTCGAAGAGGGTGAGCGCATGCTCAAGCTCTTCTACGCTCCACTGGCCGCACATGTGCAGGCGATCATCGAAGACATCGCCGGCGAGGAGCCGCTCTCGATGGCCCACTACGGCGCGATCATGTCCCGCGTCGACCGGGAACTCTCGACCATCTACCCGTCGGCGCCTGGCGGTCCGAGCCGGCTAGAGGACGCAATCGTGCTGTTCTGCAATCGGGCGCGGATCCGGGCGATCAAAGCCAACTTCGGTCCGATCCTGCAGCGCATCCGCCGGGTCGATCCGCAGTTCGTCCGAGACCTCCATGCCTGAGCTCACCAAGAAGCTGATCGAAGAGCTGATCGAGCTCCACAACGGGCCGATCGCGCAAGCCGGCCGGGCTGCGAATCTCGCCAACTTCGATGACACCCGCTCCTGGATCGATCCCAATGGCTACACCCTGGCCGATCGACTCTGGAAGCAGCGTGGAGAGGTCCGCAAAGCCATCGATGACCGGATCCGCGAAGCGATCGCGAACGGCGAGGATGCGATCAAGGTGGCGCGGGACATGGAGCGCTTTCTTAATCCGCGCTACGCGCCACATCGCACGATCAAGGGCCGGATCGTCCGGGACGATCGAACCGGCGTGCTGACCGAAACGCCGCGCGGTGGGCAGGGTTCATATCCGGCACGACGGCTGACCCGGACGGAGATCACCCGGGCGCATGGGCAGACGGCGATCCAGGTAGCGGAACGGATCGGGGCGAAGGTTCGCTGGGCACTCTCAGGGCGCCATCCGAAGCCGGACATCTGCGACGAGCACGCGAGCCGGGACAACGGGTATGGGCCGGGCGTGTACGATCCCAAAGACGTGCCGATGTACCCGTCACATCCCCAGGACCTCTGCAATCTGGCAAGTCATGTGGTCGAGAGCGATGAGGAACTGGTGGAGCGGCTGCGGAGAAAATGGCAAATTGAGTAA